AAGACTTTCGTGATCTAGTTGAGCAACGAATGGACCGTAAAAAATTAAATAAGATGTTCCCTAATCAGGGAGACTTCCTTCGCTGGTTGAGAGAATCTGGTAACGCCAGTGGTCCACGAGTTAAAGGTGTTTAAATGGCTAAACAAGGTCTCTACGCAAACATCAATGCTAAGCGCAAGCGTATTGCTGCTGGCAGTGGTGAAAAAATGAGGAAGCCTGGGGCAAAAGGCGCACCCACGGCTGCTAACTTTAAACGCGCCGCTAAAACAGCTAAGAAACGGAAATGATTCAATGCCCTGATTGCAACGTCCAAGAGCAGTATGTTCTTGAACAACTCCAAACCAAAGCGGAGATCAAAGACAAGACTGCCCTCGCTGTGATCATGGGCAACATCAAACAAGAATCTGGTTTCCGCTCCAACGTCTGTGAAGGAGGTGCTATACTTCCTTACGACCAATGCCTTCGAGGAGGGTATGGTCTTATCCAGTGGACAACTCAGAAACGCTACGATGGACTTGGTTCATTTTGTCGCCGCTATTCTTGTGACCCTTCTAGTCTTGAAGGTCAGGTACGGTACATGATTAACGAAGGACAATTCCGAGCGGAGCTGAGTGACTTCCGTACTCCTCATCAACCCGTTCCCTTCTACATGAATTCTGCTTCCTACTGGTTAGGTTGGGGAATCTTTGGTAGACGGGAACAATACTCATACGACTACCTAAAACGATTCAAATGAAAACTCTTGCTATCCTCCCCGCTGTCGCTCTGATGGCTGCACCTGCTTTCGCCGCTCCTTATGTGAATGTGGAAGCCAACTCCGGTTTTACCGGTTCTGACTACACTGGGACTTCGACTGACTTCCACGTCGGTGTCGATGGTTCTGAGGGCGCTGCCTCCTGGTACGTTCAAGGTGGTCCTACTGTTTTTACTCCTGACGGTGGTGAAGCTGACACCAAACTGACTGCCAAAGCTGGCGGTGGTGTTGATGTGAGCAAGCAACTTTCTGTGTACGGTGAGATTTCTGCTGCCTTTGATACCGTCAACAGCTACGGTACCAAGGCTGGTCTGAAGTATCGCTTCTAACCTACTATGTGGTGGGTGGGAGGCAACTTTAATTACTTACTGACATGACTGCAACAATTGCACTTAAAAGGGAGAGCGCATGGGAGCAGTTTTGTTCCTGGGTGACCTCCACCAACAACCGTCTTTATGTAGGCTGGTTTGGAGTCTTGATGATTCCTTGTCTGCTAGCCGCCGCTATTTGTTTTATCGTGGCATTCGTTGCCGCGCCACCTGTTGACATCGATGGAATCCGTGAACCTGTCGCAGGCTCCTTGTTGTACGGAAACAACATTATTTCAGGAGCCGTCGTTCCGAGCAGCAATGCCATCGGACTACACTTCTACCCAATTTGGGAAGCTGCTTCACTTGATGAATGGCTGTACAACGGGGGTCCATTCCAACTCGTCACTTTCCACTTCCTCATTGGTATCTATGCTTACATGGGACGTGAGTGGGAACTTAGCTATCGATTAGGGATGAGGCCCTGGATCTTTGTTGCGTACTCTGCTCCTGTCGCCGCTGCGACTGCTGTGTTCCTTGTTTATCCGTTTGGACAAGGCTCTTTTTCTGATGCTATGCCCTTGGGGATATCCGGCACCTTCAACTACATGCTGGTGTTCCAGGCTGAGCACAATATTCTCATGCATCCTTTTCACATGCTGGGTGTGGCCGGCGTTTTTGGTGGGTCTCTTTTCTCAGCTATGCACGGTAGCCTTGTCACGTCTTCGCTTGTTCGTGAAACGACTGAAGACATGTCACAAAATTATGGTTACAAGTTTGGGCAAGAAGAGGAGACTTATAATATTGTCGCTGCTCATGGTTACTTCGGTCGGCTTATTTTCCAATACGCCAGTTTTAATAATTCCCGTAGTCTTCACTTCTTTCTTGCTGCCTGGCCTGTTGTAGGTATTTGGTTTGCTGCATTGGGTGTGTCTACGATGGCATTTAATCTCAACGGTTTTAACTTCAACCAGTCTTTGCTGACCAATGATGGTCGAGTGGTGAATACCTGGGCTGATATCCTGAACCGTGCTAACTTGGGATTTGAGGTGATGCATGAGCGTAATGCTCATAACTTCCCCTTGGATCTCGCAGCTGCTGAGACCACTGCAGTAGCTTTGAAAGCTCCTTCTATTGGTTAATTACAATGGCTTACAACCCTGGACATGGTATGGTCATCACTTATCAAAGTGCTTGGCATACTACTAACAATCCTCTGTCGTCTTCTTTCATTCCTGGCAACCGCGATTATTACGCAGGTGATACTCGCAACTCTGCTTTCTATGAAGATCTGGAAGACGCCTGCAGCGCTCTTCGTCCGTAACAACTAAGCAATGTCGTCCGTTCATCCACACATGTGGACGCATGTCACCTGATCATGGAACGGGGGTCAGGTACTTTCATTCAGAACAATGACTCAAGTCGAATTGGATGCCCGTGTTCGGGAGCAACAGGCAGCACAAAAAGCTGCTAAGCTTAAGTATCGCGGCATTGCATACAAATCTCACGCTACTAAATTCTAAGTAGCAACGGGAGTCAGGCACCTCAGTGTCGGACCTGGCTCCTCTTGGCATTGGCCCCTGCGGGGATACCCTTTGCCGAAACCGGTTTAGGTAAAGACCATAATTTTACCAGAAAAAATTTAATACTCTGAACGTTCAGAGAGGTATCATTATTTAACCTCTCCATAAAAATGGCTGACACTATTCTTACTCCTGGTGGTTCGCTAAATAGCAACCCCTCTACTATTGCTCTGTCCCAAGGCTACAATGACGGTAGCACCACGGGAAAGTACGCCACGTATCTGAAGCTGTTCAGCGGCGAGATGATCAAGGCTTACGAGTCCCAGACGATCGCTAAAGGCACTGTCCAAAACCGTACCCTGCGTAACGGTAAGAGCCTCCAGTTCATCTACACTGGTCGCATGGAAGCTGCCTACCACACCCCTGGCACCCCTATCCTTGGTAGCGGTGATCCTCCGGTGGCTGAGAAGACCATCCTCATGGATGACCTGCTTGTCTCAAGCGCATTCTTGTATGATCTCGATGAGACTCTTGCTCACTACTCGCTGAGGTCGGAGATTTCTGCTAAGATCGGTCACGCTCTGGCTGAAGCTTATGACAAGAAAGTCTTCCGTTCTATTGCTCTGGCTGCTCGTCAGGCACACCCCATCACTGCCGCTCCTGGTCCCGAGCCTGGCGGTTCTGTGATCAACCTTGGCACTGGTAACGCCTTCAACGCTCAGGCTATCGTTGATGCCTTCTTCGAGGCTGCTTCGATCCTGGACGAGAAGAACGTTCCTACCCAAGGTCGTACCGCTGTGCTGTCCCCGCGTCAGTACTACGCTCTCGTGTCTCAAGTTGACACCAACATCCTGAACCGTGACTACGGCGCTACTTCCGGTAGCCTGAACAGCGGTGAGGGTCTGTATGAGATTGCCGGTATCCAAATCCGTCGTAGCAACAACCTGCCCTTCCAGGCTGGTACCATTGCTCGCGTGAACGGTGAGAACAATGATTACAGCGGCAACTTCGCTGGTCACTGCGGTCTGATCTATGGTCGTGACGCTGCTGGCGTTGTCGAAGCCATCGGTCCTTCCGTGCAAACCACGGGTGGGGACGTGAAAGCAATGTATCAGGGAGACCTGATCATCGGTCGCCTTGCCATGGGCTGCGACTGGCTGAACCCCGCTGCTGCTATTGAACTGACTGCAGTTTGATAACGAGGTACCAACATGATTAATCCTGGTACTTCTGAAGTTGTCTATCTGAACCCTGGTGTTGGCATTGTCAAATCCCAGACCCTGAACCCTCCTTCCCCTGTGGAAGTTGGTCGTACTGTGGTTGACGGTGTTGAAGATGATGCTACCGAAGGTTCTTCTCTCCCTATTTCTTGGTGATTTAAATGGCTAATGCTGCTGCTGCTGCAGGTGGAAACGGTGTTGCCGGTACTGTGACTGTTGCTGGTCTGGTCGATCTTATTGCTGACCAAACCGGTACCCTCGCTGGCGCTAACTTCTCTATTGAGGGTTTGGCTGCTGACGAAGAGGGTGTTGCTGTCCGTCACTCCGTGTCCCGTACTTCTGGCGGTGCTACTGCTTCGGAGGTTTACTCCGTGACCCAAGGTCTGCGTTTCGCATACTCTGGTGTTGAAGCAGATAGTCCTGCTAAAACTCGTACTGATCTCACCATTGAGTGATTTCTAACTTATCTGGGGTTCCTTCGGGAGCCCCTTTTTTTATCTATTAATATGACGTTCCCCACACAATTTGATTCTGAGACCGAACTCTCCAGTGTAAACTCAATCCTGGGGATCATTGGTCAGGCCCCGATTACTACGCTAGAATTTACCAACCCTGAAGTTGCTTTTATCTATCAGCTGCTTGGAGAAGCTAGCAAGGATATTCAAAACGAAGGTTGGACTTTTAATACCGAGTTACATTATCCATTAGAACGTAATACAGACGGTAAAATTGCTATTACTAACAACATGTTACGTGTTGATCTTAGTGATGGACAAGTTTCTAAATTCTATGATCCTGTTAAACGGAATGGTTTTTTGTATGATAAAGTAAAACATACTTATGTTTGGGAAGATGATCTTGCAGCAGATATTGTTTGGTTCTTTGACTATGAAGACCTACCCTCTGCATTTAAACGTTACGCCACTTACAAAGCTGGTACAAGAGCTGCTACTCAAATGGTAGGTAACCCTCAACTGGTGCAGCTTCTAGCCGCTCAAGAAGTGCAAGCACGGTCTGCATGTATGGAATACGAATGCAACCAAGGTGATTACAATATGTTTGGGTTTGGTCATAACACTAGCTACACTGCTTACAAACCACATCAAGGACTTAATCGAGTAGTATGACAAGCATCGCGCAAAAAATTCCTAGGTACATTCTTGGGATGTCCGATCAACCCGATGAACTTAAAGTTCCTGGGCAAGTTCGTGATGCTGAGAATGTCCTACCCGACGTTACACTTGGTCTATTGAAGCGACCCGGTACTAAATACGTTAGTCAGTTAACTACTAACTCTGAAGGTACTTGGTTTACTATTTATAAGAATGATCGTGTTGAAAGTGATGAAAGGTATATTTGCCAAATCACTCGTCAAGGCGACGTAAATATCTGGAGCATGAAGTCTGGCAAAGCCATGACTGTATTGTATACAGCAGATGCTATTAACCTAGAAGGTGAGCAAGTCGGCGGTTTTTATACTGCTGGTAATCTTACTGCTATTGCTGGTCCTGAAGATTATTTAGTTCACTCGAACAATAACGATCTTCATACTATGAGTGTTAACGATTATACGTTTATCACTAATAGAAGGACTCCCGTGTCTATGTCTAATAGTGTTACAACGACACGACCTTATGAAGCGTTTGTAGAGCTAAAAGCTTTAGCTCACCTACAAGCGTACACTCTTGATTTTGATCAGCCTGGACAAAACCAACCAGGCCAACCTGCTGTAGTTTTTACTAGCGCCAGTCGTGTTAGCGTTAGTCCTGTTGGTTGGAACCTTAGCACCTATTGTAACAATGCTCCTGGCTGTAACAGGGCTGGTCAGTGGACTGTAACCCTTAGTTCAGGTTCTAAAGTTGGTCTAGACGTTACCATTACTAACAACTGTACTGCAGTACCTGATGGTTGTGTAGGTAACAGCGTTAGTGAATCTTATAGCCTTAGTGTTACGCTTAACAATGGTGGTGAAGGTTGGCAGGTTGGAGACCAAGTTACAACTAACCAAGGTGGTAACGAATTTAGAATTACTGTTGAGGAAGTAGGTCAAGAGATTACTACTAAAGCTAGTGATGGTCGAGCTACTTATACAGAAACTAATACCTCTGCTACTCTTAATGCTTCCACAATTCTAGGTGATTTGATTTCAGATATCAACGGTTTTAACAAAGGTTATACTGTTGAAAGAATTGGTAATGGTTTGTATATTACAAATACATACCCGTTTGTTATCACTACACCTGACCCTACGTTGATGGATGTAATTTCTGTTACAGATCAACAGCAGGAAGGTGAGACAGCAGCTAATTATATCACACAAGTTAATAATGTTGGTCGCCTTCCTAACCAATGTAAACACGGATACATTGCTAAAGTAGTTAACACAGAAGGGGCGGAAGATGACTATTACGTTAAATTCCAAGGTAATAACGAGCTAGACGGTGAAGGTCTGTGGGAAGAATGTGCTAAACCTGGCATTCCTCATACCATAAACAACCGCTCAATGCCTCACGTATTGATCCGTACTTCTAATGTTACGGTAGATAGTGACGGAGATTTGATCTCTGAGTTTTACGTTGGACCTGTAAAGTGGGGACCACGAGCAGCTGGTGATGAGATCACTAACCCTCGTCCTAGTTTTTGCCCTCCGCCTGGTGCTGACTTTGGTGACACTATCAATGCTACTGTGTTCTTTAGGGATCGTCTCGTTTTCTTGAGTAGAGAAAACATTGTGATGTCTAGAACCTCTGAGCATTTTGAGCTGTTTGGTCGTTCGGCTACAGCTATTGTAGACAGTGACCCTATTGATGTGTCTTCTAGCAGTACAGTTCCAGCTATTCTACATGAAGGTTTAGTTGTTCCATCTGGTCTAATTGTAGTTAGTCCTAACCAACAATTCTTGCTGCGTACAGAAAACGATATTCTATCACCACTAACTGTTAAAATTACTAACATTTCTAGTTATAATATTAACCCTAACACTAAACCAATTTCTTTGGGTACTACTGTTGGATTCTTCAGTAATACTGGTAGGTACAGCCGTTTCTACGAGATGGTTAATATTACCAGTAGTGCAGACCCAGAAGTTCTTGAACAAAGTAAGTCTGCTGGTACTCTACTTCCACAAGATTTAGAGTTCATTACAGACTCACAAGAAAATGATTTGATTATGGCTTCTGAAAGGGGTAGTAATCAAGTTTGGTGTTTTAAATATTTTAACACCGGAGAACGTCGAGCACTTAATTCTTGGTTCTACTGGAGTATGCTTGGTGAAGTTGTTCACCACAAAGTTATCAAAGATAATTACTACGCTGCTCTTGAAGCTGATAACGGTAACGTTTATTTGGTACGTGCTGACTTGCGCCCTTTGCGTGATACCACTACGTTTACTGAAGACAACTTCCGTATTCATTTTGATTACTACGGGTCAGTAGTTACAGGCGACATGACTTACAGTGAGTCTGATAACGCTACAACTTTTACACTACCTATTCCTTATTTTAGCGGTGAAGAGTTGCAAGCATTTAGCATGGGAGATGAACCTGGACGTATTGGAGACATTACTGTAGATGGTGCAACAGGCAGCCTTCAAGGTGATTGGACTGATGACCCTATTGCTATAGGTTACACGTTTGATATGCGTGTTGAGTTCCCAACTATTTATCCTACAAAGAGAAGTGGTGTCAGTGGTACTCTAGAAGCAGACACTCGTGGATACCTGACTTTGAACAGAATTAAAGTTACTCTTGGTGATTCGGGTTACTATGAAGCTACACTGAAATCTTTTGGCAGAGATGATCGTATCATCACATACGAATCTGCTACAGCAGGTACTTATCTAGCCAACACAGCTTCTATTCGTGATGAGACGACGTTGACTGTTCCTGTTTACGATAAAAATACTAACTTTAATTTAGAACTATCCTCTAAACATCCCTCTCCTACTACATTGTATTCAATGGAATGGGAAGGTAACTACAGTAATTTGTATTATCGAAGTGTCTAAAGTTGAAATCCGCCCAGCAACAATCGAGGCTGCTATTGAGGTAGCCTCTAACTTGCTTCCTGAGGACCGTAGAGAGGTCGAAGAGGGGCACGGTCAAGATCCTATGGTCGTGCTCCCTGAGGCTGTTTCTAGAGGCTTCTGCGTGTACTTCACGATGCCTAACGGCAAGACTGCCGGAATGGCAGGTATTCATGACAACGGAGCAATCTGGATGTTATGTACACCAGTTATTCGTGACTACCCAATAGCTTTTGCACGTGAAGCTAAAAAATTTATTGACAGCAGAAAGGAGAAGCTGCTCTTTAATATTGTGGATGCACGTAATGTGACCCACGTAAAACTTCTCAGATTCCTTGGGTTTAAGTTTATCCGAGTGATTACTTACGGACCCAATAACTTGCCCTTTATAGAATTCTGTAAATTATGTGCGGACCCGCAACAGCCATCGGCGTAGCCACTGGGGTTTCGTCTGGTTTGTCAGCTATTGGTAGCTTCCAACAAGGAAAATCTCAAACTGAAGCCACTAATCGTGCCAGACTGAATCAGTATAATGACGCTATGAAAATGCGTCAGTTTAAATATGGACAAGACATGGCTGTCTATCGAGCAGCTGTGAATGACTATAAATCTGGTATCCGTGAATCTGACATTGCTCTCAGCGGTACTAGAACTTCTTTAGACAAGCAAGGTCAAGAGCGCATTGATGCAGCTCGTATTAAAAGCTTAGACAACAACATCAAACAGCTTCAAGCTGAAGGTAAGATTGCTGCTAGTATGCAGGCAGGTCGTAGCCGAGATCGCGTCCTAGCAATGACTAAAGGCGCATTCGGTAGAGACCAAGCTATGACTGAAAGCAATCTCCTGCGAGCTAGGTTTGCTGATATTGATAAGTACAGACGCTTTGCAGATCAAGCTACAAGCTACAGGCGTCAGTTGTACAGTAAACTACCTATGGAACCAACAATGGGTCCAGCTCCAAGCGCACCTATTATGCAGCAAGGTCCTTCTGCTTTGTCTTTGATTGGCGGTCTTGGAAGTGCTGCACTTGGCGGTCTTACTGCTGGTCTTGGCGCTGCTAATGATCTTGGTCGTCCTGGTACTCCTAATGCTCGTTAATCATGGCTGAATTTAAACCATTCGCACTGGACCCAGAGTTTCGTCCAGTAGCTTCATTCGACACCGCAAGTAAGCAAGCACAGTACGCTAAAGAACAGGTATCACAGCTGCAAGAGTTTATGAACTCTCGCCGCGTTACTGATCAACAAGCAATTGAAGACGCTAGATTTTCAGGTCAAAACTTTAAAGCTCTTGCTACTCTAACTAAATCTGGTGTAGATTATTATCAAGCTCTAGCTAAACAAGAGTACAACGACAAGTTGATTGGAGAACAGTGGGAGATGCAAATGCCTCCTTCTCCAGAACAACAGCAAGCTGAAGAAGAAGCTACTGCTGAAGGTGAACTTGAGAATCGTGTTGTTACTCCGATTATTGAACAACTAGACCCTATTGCTCAGGAAGCTTTTAACAGGTCTTCTAAGCAGAAAGGTGCTGGTCTGTATAATGAGAAAGGTCTGCATCAAAAAGTTAAGGGTCTTCTTCCTAGCCACTACACTGCATTCCTCAACAGCTCTGAGCTTATTGATACCCCTGAGGGTAAGGTACCTGCTTTTGAAGCTTACAAAAGTAGTAACCCTGCTATGGTACAAGCTGCTGTAAATGCAGCTCGATGGAATCTTATTAGCAAATACGGTCTTCAGTATTCTACTAAGACTGGTTTTGTTAAAGACCTTAGTGAAAGTATTACTAACACAGAGCAGTATCTTCTGACCAATGCTCTGACCAGTAATATTAAACAGACTCAAACAGATAACTTAAACAGCTACAAAGGTCTAGCTTATGCTAGAGGTTCTCAAGGATTCAAGTCCGTTGAAGAAGCTGAGGCTTCTTTTGCTGAGTTATCTGATCTAGCTTACACTGGTAACACTGGTACTAGCCGTCGTGCAGCAAACTCAGCTGTTGTTACGTCAATGGCAGCAGGTATGGCAGCCTCAGGTAATGCTGACGGTGTTAAAATGCTGAAGCGTGTCAAAGCTATTCCTGGTCAAGAAGGTACTGAACTTGGGTTTGTTTATGGTCAAGAAATTGATGAAGCTGTAGCTATTGCTACTCGTCAAGCAGAAACTAATCGTACCAATGAAGGTAGGTTGATCGAACGCAATATGCGTAATGAGTTAGCCAACCTTCCAGACGATGCTACTCCTGCACAACGTACAGAAATTATTCAGAAGTACAGGCAACAAGCAGAAGCTATTGAAGCTTATGATGTTGTAGACCGTATTGATGGCAATATGTCTACTCTTGTATTGTCTGATAACGTAGCTGTAAATGATCAATTAGTTCGTAGCAACATTGCTTCTGGAAATTTAACTGATCGAGCAACTCTAGAGTCTATGTATGGTGCTGGTAAAATTTCTAAACCAGCATACGATGATGGGATTAAAGCTGTTGAACAGAAAGCTGCTCTTAGTAGCCCTGAAATTAAACCTAGTTATGACCGCTGGAAAGGTGAACTCCAGAGTCAAATGGATATCAAGCTTGGTGTTAAGCGAGATCCTCTTGGCGGGTTTAGTATTAGCGGAGGTCTGAAAACTCTTGTTAAACCTGAAGAACTTCGTGGTTATTACGCTGCGTATGAAGCAGATATTGTTAAAGTAGCGCAACGTAGTCTTGCTAAAAGCATAGGTAAAACGCCTGCTGAAAGGGCTGTTATGCTGGATAAAGATTTGGATGATTGGTACAAGGCTCAAGTACTGACTTCTGGTGGTAAGTATTACAACGGTGGTTTTTTAACTACCACTGATGAAGAAACTGTGATGCGAAAAAATAAAGACACGTGGAGAAAGTATTGGGAACGTTGGACTGATCCTAGTTTCCGTGCTCGACCTACTTCTTTACCTCAGCGTCTTAGTTTTAATTATGGCAGTCCTATGCCAGATGATGTCAGGTACGCTGCTAATCTTAACAACCCTGATCAAATAATTAGTAATGACGATGTAACGCTTGCCAAAGCAAACTGGGAAGAGGGTATTGCGGATTCTGACCTACGGCTTGCTTCGGCAGATCTAGGCGTATCTCCCCTTACATTTATTAATTCTCAGTTAGAAGCTACTGACGAAACACCTTTTAAACCTCAGGTTTCAGCTAAAGCTCTTGCGAAAGCCGAAGGTAAGCCTCGGGTTGGACTACAATTGTTTGAACAAGTAGGTTTCCCAACAAAAGGAGCCTCGTATCTATCCGCTGCTGTTGCGACAAAAGTTGGATGGAAAGACCCTAAATCTCTAGATATTGATCAATGGCCTGAAGCTATGCAAGCTGAATATCCCATTGCATTCAATACTCTCATGATACCCCAAGCTACAGACAGACACCTACAGGCTGCCGTTGAAATGATCTTCGGTCCTATGCCTTCTCTGTCTATTGCTGCACAATCTCTTTATGCGTAAACGAGAATGACTCCTGAAGAAGAACTCAGGCAGATGGACGAGCAGCTTGAACAGCAAATCCAAGCTCAAGAAGCTGCCGCTCCCCCTGCTCCTGAACCCCAACCACTTGAAAGACCTGAGGGTCTCCTTACTCAAATAGGTAAGGGTATAGACTATGCTATTAGCGGTGATTGGGTAAACGATGCATTGGATGCTGTGGCACCCGATGTATTCATGTCCAATGAAGAACTAGAAGCTCGTAAAACAGCTCGAAGAGCTGAAGTTGTTGAAGAAGGAAGCTTCTTTGATAAGGCTCTGTATGGTACGTCTGAAAACGTAGAGGCAGTCGCTGAAGGTGCTCAGGCTGGTCTGATGCTCCCTCTTACTATCGGTGCCAACGTTGCTAACCAAGAAGCTCCTTGGTCCACAGCTCCTGAGCGTATGAAAGATTCAGCAGTGGCTACTACACTGTTTGAAATCTCTGAAATCCTAGCACCTACGCTGCTTCTGACAGCTGTAGGTATGCCTCAAGGCGGTCTGGGTCTTGTCAGTGGTGCTCGTGCTACACGGGCTGCTGTGGATGCAGGCGCTGCACAAGATGTAGATCAAGTCATTGCTGGTCGTCAACTTGCTAGAGGTTTGGCTGATTTGTCTGAACGCCTAGGTTTGAGTGAAAGCGATGAAATGTATAAGAGCTTGATTGAAGGTAAATCCTTAGAATCAAAAGCTTTTACTGCAACTGTTGCTTTTCTGCAATCCTATCTCCTTGAGTTTGGCGTTGACAATGTTATTGCTAAACTTATTCCAAATAAAGCTCCAGGTAAAGTAACTGAAAAAATTGCTAAGCAGTTAGGTAAAACACCTGAAGAAGTTCAGGCAGTACTTAATAATACTTACAAAAATGCCTACACTTCAGCTCTAGAACCTGAAGATGTAATCACCCCTAACACTATCGGACCTACTGTAATTGCTGAAGCTGAGCAAGTAATTGCTACTCCTGCATTTCTTAAAGAAATCCAACGTAAAACTGGTGTTGGTTTAGACGGTCTTACTTCCGCAGAACGTAATTATTTTACTAACCTTGATGTAATTTCTGAAGATACTTCACTTCAAAATATTGTTCAAGAGATTACTAAAGAGCTTCCTGATCTTGTAGCCAACAAGGTTGAACAAGCTAAAGTTTTAAAGAGGGCTGGTGATTGGTGGCAAGCTAACAAAGGTTTGCTGAATGATGATTGGGCTAAGCTAGTTGAAAACTTTGCTGATGACTTTGCTGTACCCTTTAGCAGGGAAGGTCTGAGTTCTAAAGAAGTCATTAAGTTGCAACAAAATATCGGCACTTACATGCGTGAAGGTGCTATGCTTGATCTTCGAGTACCTGAATCGTACACTGTTGCTACGATGATTGCCGAAGAGATGAGTGTTAAAATTTCCAAGCTAGCTACTGTAATCAACAACCTAGAAGATATGGGTGTTGATAATACAACAGCTATGGAAGTGTTGCAGCAAATGATTGACAAAGCTGAAACTATTATGGTTCCTCTCCGTCGCTCTAAACGGACGTGGAGTCTTGGTGGTTTTGCTCAACAACGTCAGACTAAAGAAGGTGTTCGTGCCCTTGACATTAGTCCTTTGGATGATGTCTCAGTTTCCAGTGAGCCAGGTAAAGCGTTTACTGAGTTTTCCGATGCTAGTACTGGTAAGCGTGGTACTTTCCGCGAGCTTATGTCAATGGCTAAAGCCGGAGACAAAGACGCTTACAGAGCGGTTAAAATGATTGTTACTCAGCTTAGCATGGGTGATCCTCGTTCTGCTTTGGAAACTCTGGAAGTTAGCGCTGATATCATTAAGAATAATTTCTTTGGTGGACGTGGTGATTGGCTACAATCTTTGATGTATAATGTCGGATTGCTCAGCAGTGCTTCTACTCAAGTTGTTTCTGCTGCAAACACTATTATCCGTCAAACTGCAGAACCTGCTGCTCTGGGAATTGTAGGCGCTGAAAAAGCTTTGGCTGGTACCATCCTATTTAACAAAGAGTTGGCTCTTGAAGGCCGTAAAGAAGCCCTTTATTCTTTAGGACAACTTGCAGGAGGTATCACTAACCTACACAACACTGCTTGGGCTGGCATCAAATCTTGGTGGTATAACAAACCTATCACAGGTACTAGCAGGTTTGCTAAAAAAGTTGAAACTCTGGCTCAAAAACAAGCAGTTATTGATAGAAATTATCTAGCTTACAAGCAAGTTCTTTCTGATCAAAACGCTACCCCTGACAAACTGTTCTTTGCTTGGGCAGAATATGTCATGCAAAGTGTGGGTAATAACTTCTTGACTTCGCAACCTACTAGGTTGTTGATGGCACAAGACTCTGCTGCTACCAGTACTGCATTCTATGGCACCCTTGCGGGTAAGGCTATGATCGCAGATAACGGTAAACCTTTCGCTCGTAACTTCTACGATCTTAAAAAAGGTGCTCTTGGTAAAAGTGGAGACATTTTTAAAGGAATTCGTGACATTGATCTTTTAGAAGCTGCTAAAACTACCACATTCCAACGAGAAATTCCTACTGGTTCTGATGCTAACCAAGTAGATAAACTGTTTGGTGCTATTGCAACTGCAGCTGATGAATCTGGTATTCTAAAATTCTTTGCACCATTTGCTAGAATTAGTTGGGATTTTCTTGATCAAGCTTTTATTGCTGGTGTTGGTTCTGTTCCTGTTGTAGGCGGTAAAGTTCTTTCTGGTCTAAATCCTCGATACGCTAAAATGCTGTCAGGTGAAATGGGTCCAGCTATCCAAATGCAAGCTAAAGGTACAATGGCTGCGGCTCAATTGTTCTTGATGTTTGGTACTTGGCAAGCTGTTCAAGGTAACATGACTGGTAAACAGTCTGGTAACCTTCCTAAAGACTCTTTTATTGTTCCGTCTGAGACCACTGACTCTGGTTTTATGGC